TTTTGCCGTTGGTGACCGTATCCACACCTGTGATAGCGCGCAGCTCCTGGCGGCGGTCCTGTGCGATCTGATGGCCGCCATCGTCTTCCAGAGCTCGGCGCAGCTGGCCTTTAATGACGCCCGGCAAATCAGCCAGTTCGCGCAGCTGTTTGCGATTAAGGAGCTTACGCTCAAACCAGAACTCGGCCTCTTCTGCGCTGGCAGCGGACATATCGGGGAACGCATCCCAAGGGTCTACCCGCTCAAGTCCGGCGCGCAGCTCGTTCTGTACCTCAATCGTGCTCTGACCGGTTTCCGGGTCAGTGATCCAGGCCCGCCGGGTGCGGTTCACGACTTTCGGGCCTTTGAGGATTCCGGTACCGACCTTGCAGGCGTCCTCGATAACGTCGCGGGCGTGGGCGTTGTAATTGGCCTCTGCAAAGTCATCCTCGATCTGCTGCTGCATGTGGCGGGCGGCTTCGTCGGCCTGCTTTTTGGCGTCCTTCTTTTGTGCTTCCGGGTCCGGCGCCTGCTGCTGCATGCCCTGATCCATCCCGGGCTGCATCGCGGGGTCCATGCCCGGCTCTGGCATTGGTTGGCCCTGCTGCTGCATATCAGCTTGCATCGGTGCGCCGTTGGTCGCGCTCATCGCTGGAACGGGTGTGCTCTTTACGCCAAAGTTGGTGTCATCGTTCGGCAGGAGCATGTCACCCATGCGAGCAATGCCGGCGCGGGTCTTGTTGCGCGTGATGTTGACGAACACCTGGGAGCTGCTGTTGTCAATCATCCGCTTGGTTTCGTCGGACGTGTACTCGCCGTGGTACTGGCGCAGATCCGCAAGCCAACGGGTTTCGATCATCTGGCGTGCGGCCACTTGCTCTTGTGCCAGACGGTCGAGCTTGGAGCCCAGCATGTTCAGGTTTTCTTCCTGCCGAATCTGATCTTCGTCCGAATCGTCCGGTGTCGCCTGGTCGTCTTGCATATTAATATCCTGCGGTCGGGTCGCCGGGTAGGTAGCTGTTGATGGACTGTTGTGCGGGGCGGGTAATGGCGGTGTTTATCTTCAAAATTCCGTAGCGAAGTGCGTCCATACAGTTATGAACCACCACCCCGCTCTCTACAGCGAACGCCTCGGTTTCAGGCACCGTCAGGCAATACACATCACTCTTGCTTGCGCTTTGAACGCGACAAACTTTCGTTAGAGCAAAGCTTTGAGCATGTCTTTGTTTTTGAGTATCGGTCGATCTCAAATTGGGCCTGACAAATCTTGCAGCTCCTTGCTTCATTATCAACGCCTGACGCCCTTCGCCACGCTGACTTGCACTTGTTAGAGCAAAACCTGTTAGTGAACTTTTTGTTTGACTGAAAAGGTGAGCCACACTGTTCACAAACGTAATTAGCAATCTGATACAACTTGTGCCTGTTGTTTTCATAGTGCTGTTTGTGCCAGCGCCAGCCGGCTTCACTCCTATGCCAGGCTTTTGCCCCTTCGACGGCCTTATCTGAAAACCCCCGTCCATGGCCCTTGTGGTGATGGCTAAGGTGTTTCCCGGCCTCGACAAGCTCAAGGTTCTCCGGCTGGTTGTTCCCTCGATCATGGTCGATATGATGAACGTGCCAGCCGTCCGGTATTTCTTGCCCGTTAGCCGCCCGCCAAACAGTCCGGTGAAGGCGGACGCCATCGCGCTGGTAATACTTCCCGCATAGGTAGTAACGAGTCCCTTCAAATTCTTGAGCGGTGCCTGATAAGACGTTGACTTGCATTGTGATTTACCTTTGATGCTTTGCGATACTGCATTATAGCAAAACTTACCCGATAAATCCCTTGCCTCCACCCATCCGTCGGCTGTTAAAAACAGATGGTCTGGAGTGCAGATCACCTTGGCCCCGTCCTCAAAGATTACTGTTACCGTCTCTTGGTCAGTAGCCGTCAAGCGGCAGTTGTTGTAGTCGGTCCACTTTCCGCCAATCGTTAAAACCTTACCCTTGGTGCCGACCATATCCCTGATCTTTTGCTTTCCTTCAGAGGTTATTACCAGCGTGTCAGGGTGCAGGCAGTGGTCGTTCTCTTTCACGATCCGGCCCTTCTCATCACGTCGATACAGCCTAAGCTCGCCCAGCGTGTGCTGCAGTGTGCTGAATATCTTGAGTCGGCCCGTTGATAGTCGGTCTAGCACTTCCATCAGCCCTGCTTCCACGGCCTTGTTTGCTTTGTGAAGGATCAGGCCCTCGTCTTCGTACAGCTTCCACAGCGTCTTACCGTCTACCTGTGAGCGGCCACGAGCCGCGGTGTCGATCACGCCGGGTATCCAGTCACCTCGCAATCGAATGCCTTTGGCGTGTATGGGCGCTTCGGCCTGGCCCCGGTAGTGCTCCGAGTAGGCGTACACAATGTCGGTATCGCGGTCGTGGGCCAGCCAGATTGCAGCCGTTTTCTTCCAGCCTACGTCCAGCCCGTACATGCGCGGGAACCAGGGCGGGATTTGAAATGGGTCAATAACGAAGTCTTCTTCGGGGACCGGATAGATTGCGCCAGCGCCGAGGCTGGGGTTACCGTTCATTCGTGCGTCGAGTTGGTGAGGACTGATGCTTTTGGCCATATCGTCTATATCTTGCTGTTTTATATGGGGAACATGACTCCAACCTGCCTGAACGACGTATCGGCTCAATTACCCACCAAAAACTTAGCGCCAGCGACGTCCATCTCATCGCCTGTTTTGGCCTTCGGGTACAGATGTCGAGCAATGCCCAGGGAAATCATGCCCTGCTTAATGTCCTTTTCAGCGACCATTGCGACGATCTTGTCCCGCACTGCGGGGTTACAACTCTCCGCCGGCGCGTTTACTTTTGTTTCTGGTCGTTGGATTGTGTTCATTCTGCAGCCTTCCCGTGTTCGGTCGCTTCCGGGGCTGCTTCCAGCTTCCAGTCGTCTCGGAATGTGAACGACAGCGTGTAATCCATATCCGGGCTCTCGCGAATGTCCATCACGTCGCCGCTACGAAGGTGCATAAGGATCGTTTTGCCGGCTTCATCCCACGCCCAGTAGCCGCCCCATTCGGGCAGCGTAATGGCGTGTCCGCGCTTGAGGTAGCTGAATGCGGCTTGAAACTTCATAAAGGCACCTGTTCGTGTTTGGCTTCCAGAAAATCGACAACCAGCGGGGTCAGGCCGGACAGCGGCGTGAAGGTCATTATTACCAGCCCTCGCGTGGTCATGGTTCGTATCAGCGCCTCGTCGTACACGTCCTTGGGCACTTCTTCGTCCATCCAAACGAAGTCTTGCTCTGTACCTTGGAAGATTTTTCGACCTTGCTCATAGCTGCGCAGCATCAAGCGGCTTGTACCGCCGCTTGTGTGCTCAACGGTAATTCCTTCGTAAAGGTTGGCAACGCCTCGTGCCGGTGTTGGCTTACCCAGCTTATCGCCAGGTAGCAGACCGGAACCGAACTCCGGGGTACCCCAAAGACCGCCAAGCAGCTTGTTCTGAATGATGTCTCGCGTGGTTGTGCTGGTGTCGCCTGCCGCAAGGCACTGCACAGGGCGGTCGAAGCGGTAGCCCTCCCACCAAGCCGGGTAATCCCCGGTCATGTGATAGGTGAGTTCGACGCCCCCGGCCACGGTCTTGCCGACCCGGTTTGCAGCCATAAAAAGCCGCTCCCGGTGAAGGCTGCCCGCCCGAAAGAACTCCATGTGCTTCGGATACAATTCGCGCCGGTAAGGCCCGGTCTCTGGGAAAAGCTGCTTAATGAGGGTTTGATTCTTGCGCCTGACCTTTTCCTCCAGCGCCTTTACAAGAGCCCGTTTGGCGTCCGCGCTATCACTGCCCATTCCCTGCCTGCTTTGTTAGTGCGGCAATACGGGCGTCAAGGTCGTCGTCTGCCAAAACTCGCTCGGGGGAGTGATCCGGGCTTTCTTCATCCATGTTGAACGCCTGGCGCTCCAGCTTTATGCACTTGCCGAGGGCGTCAACGCCAGAATTGAGCGAACGGGCGAACTCGTTGTGGTTTTCCTCGTCCACGGTCATGCCTGAAAGCGTGACGGCAAGCTTTGCGGAGATGCCCTGCCACTTAGAAATAAGGGTTCGATGACCCCTGACGACCTGGGTGATTTCATCCGATGCAGAATCAATAATGTCGGAGTCGGTACGAATGCCTGAGCCCGTACCTGTAGTTCGTACCAACTTCGACTTAACCGCACTACGAACGCTGCCGCTTAGGTCTCTCTGCCAGCCGTCGCGCTTGGCTCGCTTCCTGATTGCTCCCTCAGTAATGCCGTGCTCTTTGGCAATAGCCATAACGCTTTTTATGCCAGCGCTGAACTTCGCCTCTATCTCGTCCCAGTCGTTCTTTGTAGCCATAGATCAGATACGCGGCCCTTGGGCGGCGCCTCCTTTGAATAGGTGCCGGGCGTCTCTCGACGTGCCGGCGGTGGTTGGCGGTGCCTCACGGCAGGGCCTGGGCGGCGTCTCTCGACGAGGCCAAACTGGTTTACTCGACCTGTCCGCCGCCGGAGCGGTCAAACGACACATCGCAGATTATGTTGGGGGTGCCTGATGTGCTGAACCGGTAGACAACGGTCCCCACGACGTCAACTATGTCATAAGAATTTTCGTCGTATTCTTTGACCGTATACCACGAGCCTGCGACGTTCAGCTGCAGACTGATGGTCGATCCGTTCCAGTCGCCATTGAGAAATATTTGGATGCGAGACGACCGCGATGTTATGCGCAGCGCTGAGTCGCCGGCGGTGTTGATGTCTGTAATGAGTGCCATGGCTTAGCCCCGTGTAGGTATTAAAAAACCCGCTCATGGCGGGCCTGTGTGATTTCGTGTGGCGGGCTAGACGGAATCCTGCTCTACCCGCGTCAACCCTAGCGCCGCAATGTGATCCTGAGCTGACTCCAGCCTGTCGCCCAGTATCACCGCGATAACATCCGGCGTTGCAATGCCGCCGTTTATCTGCAATAGCGCTTGTGCTCGTGTGGCGGCTGCCAAGTCCATGTCGGGCGCGTGGTCAGGGGCTTGTAATGGCTGGCCTGCTATCTGTGCGAATATTGGCTTGGCGACTGTTGAGCAGACTGCGTACAAGTTGCCGTCTGCGTCTTGCCACGTTGCTGTGGTGAATGTGCGATCGTCTGCGCTGGACTCGCCAAGCGCCAAGGCCAGTTGGTTGGCGTCTGGCATGTGGGCGGCTGGGGCGGCTATTGTGGCGAGTTGCTGGTATTCAGTCGTCATCTTAATATCCCCCTGTTACTGTAACTGCCCAGCCGCGTGAGCGTAGTGTGTCAATAGCCGGTTGCCCTGTGGCTGCTGATGGGGCTGATCCACCTGACTGACCGAATTTTCTTGTGCCTGTTGCTATGCCTGAAATTACTAATGAGACTAGGATTCCATCTATGCTAGCTTCGTTTAGGTTTGTGGCATCAAAAGCGCGGTCTAAATTGCCGCCTTTAATGTTGTCGAAAAAGTTGGCAGGGAAATCGACTAATTCAGCATTGCTAGACCAAGCTGCATAGAAATCAGTACCACTACTTGTGTCGATTAGAGGGAAGCTTGTTAGGTTATTGCTATACCAAGCTGCATAGAAATCAGTACCACTACTTGTGTCGATTAGAGGGAAGCTTGTTAGGTTATTTCTATACCAAGCTGCAGAGAAAATCA